TTCTTTAGCTGAGCCTGTGACCGATTTAAGCGAGGTTCGTAAATCTTCAAACCTCATTGATGTAGTTATGATTGATTTTGCAAATGCACCAGTGGCCAAAGCGGCACCAACACCTACCAGTGTTTTCTGTAAGCCACTAAAACTTGTGCCAATATTTTTAGCAGAAGTTTCTACTTTGGCTAAGTTTTTTCTGACACCTCTAAATGCGGCATCAGTTTTATTAACTCCTTCTAATATTATTTGCTCTGTTGCCACCCTGTTTCCTCATCTCTCTATCGTGTTCTGCTTTGCGAATTTGAAAGTATGCTAACCAAGTCTTATACTCGATTTGGGACATTTTCTGTAATTCTGCTATCGTGATTTTTAGATAGTCAGCTAGGGCAACTTGGTTAAAAAGGTGCCTGTCCCCTGTTAGTTTTTTTCAATTTCCTCAACAGTGTCAGCATTGGCATTGTTAAGCACAGTAGCCACTTTGATAATAACTTGTGGATCCACTTCGTGTAAAAATCTTGCTTTGTCAGTTGGCTTGAACATTTTGTCGCCGTTTTTATTCAAAGCCTTGCTAATGATACTTTCTACAAGTGCCTCTGCTGTTTTGTTTTGTTGTTGTAAAGACATGATCTTGTTTTCAACTGCCAAACTGGCTGTTGCTTTGTAGTATATGTCTAAACCCCAATCCTCACTATGATATTTCATTAGGCCACCGCTCAATTTGTTTTGAAAGTGTCCTATTGCTATGTCAATAGCTGATTGTTTGTTTTTGTCCGTGTCAGTCATCGTTTTAATCTCCTGCTTTTAGTTTTAATATATCCTGTGATAGTCCTCACAGTGGGTTTTGTAATGCCTTTGGGAGCCTGACGACTCCAGCCTTGGTCTAAAAAAGGGATATATGGTGTGGCATTGGTCACCTTAAAGCCCTTTGCTTGGTCTCGTTTTTTCCATTGGCTACGAGCATAACCAGAATCAACAGGTGTTAGTGATTTTGCTGTTTGATAAGTTTTCTCTTTAATATCTCGAATCAACCCTTGAACTTGGGTTTGTAGATCTTTGATACTTCTAGAGCTTTTCAAACGAACACTGATCATAAAACACCTGAATGATTATGATGCTGTGCCAATAGTTAAAGCACCAGATCCTTGAATAGTCACACTCGCTTCAACCATGCCATCAACTGCTGATGTGATTGAAAAACTTGTCACTACACCTTTACCTGATAACTTTTGACTGCCAGTTTCTGCACCAGTTGGATACACTTCAAAGTCAGCATTCACATAAGTGGCCGCATCAGCATCTGTGATCATATCTTCTGATACTGCTTCAAACAAGTCAACAGTTGCCGGATCGGCATCATCATAGTAAATGTCAGCTGTCACTGTGAAAGTTGATAGTCCTGGTAAGTAATCTCTGAAACCTGATCCGCTCATAGTTGTCACTTCGACCGCATCCTGTGTGGATTCGACTGTGAAGTTTCTCATGTTAGCAATAGCGGCTGGTGTTCCAGTTGGATTGATGAATCTAAATTCACCGTCGTGTCCTGAATAGATTGCCATTGTTAGTTCTCCTCATTTTCATTGCCAAAGTCTGTGTTTACGGGATTACCATCATTAAATGGTGAATCCACTTTTATTTCTGCTTCTACCTCAACTTTGGCTTTTTTGGGTTTCACAGTTTTAACTGCTTTGAGTGTGGCTTTCACTGAATCATCAGTGTAGCTCCAACCCTCATTGGCTGTTAATTCTTTTGCTAGTCTCCCACTTACTGATTGGGATTGACCGTTTTTAAAAATCTGTCTATATGCCATATTATAATGTTCCTCGTGTGTATTTATAACGAACTATGTAAGTAATATCAACCCTTCCAATTGGAAATATTGAACCATCATCTGCTATCACATTGGTCACATAACTGTTCAAAGCCAATTCATTTCTTTTTCTATCTTCTTCTAGTTTTTCTTCAATGGCTTCAACTAATGTGTTCTTTTGTTCGTCTATTGAATTGTTCACTGTGGTTGCACTGGAATTGGCTCTCACATAACATTGTATAGTGTATTCTATTTCACCAAATCTTGTAGTGACCATGGCTTCATCAGTTCTTAATTCACTGGTTGTTCTTACCACTATGGCTGGAAATTGTGCAATTGATAAATCTGTGGGATTTATGGGATTCCTTGATACCAAAACAACTTTAGGAACTTCAATTCCTTGCAGTTGTTGGACTATGTTTTTGGCTATGTCATCTCTAATATTAGACATATTATCTTACCAATCGATTGTAATGCTGTGTTTGTTTTTCATCATCTTCCACAACACCATCATTATTCCAATCGTATTCAACTCCGTCCTGTAGCACAAGATCAAATTCTTCTCTGAATCTTGCTTTGTAAAAATCTATCATCATTCTGAATCTGTCTGGATCAGGCATATGCTGTGTGAGTTGTGGTAATATGTAGTATGCTAGACAATGAAACACTGCTGTTCTTTTGAATTGACTGTCAGTTAATCGGGTTGTGTCCATTTCTAAACCTGTGGAAGCAAAATAACGACCAATATCTTTGGCTCTTCTCACACGAACCCACCATTCAATTCTCAAATGTCTTTGTATGTCAGCAGTGGTTTTAGAGTGATAATCACTAAAGTCTATCACACCAAATTCTTTTATAGTTGGCTCATATTCTAAAATATCAGCATCAGTAGTGTAGTTTGCCATCGTGTCTCCTTGTTAGCATAGTGGGGGTTGCCCCCCACTATAAATGATGTTATTATAAACTTGTGATATAGTTTAATTCAGCACCGTATGTTTCTTCTAACATAGCAACACCAAAAGTTCCTACACCAACAAGCTCAGTAGCTCTTGCTGAAGCATCTCTTTGAGTTTCAATTTTAATGTCTTCACCAATTGCTAAACCGATAGCATCTCTGTGGAACACAGCACCTTTAGACACACCACCTGCTGATGTGATAGCCGCTGATTCGTATACAGGAACACCAGCTAGTCTGCCGATGAAACCATTTCTCATTGCTTCATTACCAACCATGCCGTTTGGATCAGCAAAAGTTGATGTGATTGTTGATTTAACATCGTGAGCCACAAGTGGGTGGACCACACAAACTAGGCCTGCTGGATCAACAGATCTTGTTCTTAAAAATGCCACTGCTTCAAAAATGTCAGCTGGTGCTAAATTGCCAGCACCATTTCCTAAAGCTGTTGTAGTAAAGTTGTCAAACTCTGCCGCTACAGTTTGGTCTAATTTAAGTGCGATTGCTTCACCAAATAGTCTTCCAATGTCTGATACCACATTTGATTCTGAGTAGTTCACTGATAAGTCAGAAACATTAGTCATTAAACCAATTTCAGATAGTGTGATGTTAGCAACATTAGTTGATACTGCTGATGCTGTTAGGTCATCAGCTTCTGTTAAAGCCAATGCTGTTTGTTTTGGATAAATTGGAACTTGTAGAACTTTACCTGAGTTTCTTGGAACAGAAAAGTTTCTTACAAGGCCTCTTAGTAGCGATTTTTCATTAGCAATGAACATCGCTTCTTGAACGATCGGTGATAACAGATCATTCAATGTAGTAGTAGTTGAAGTAATTTCTCCAGCCATTTTATTTTCTCCTTGTTAAAAATTATGATATACCTTTTTGCTTACGATATTCGGCATATTTTGCCCTATCGTCTGCTCGAGACATATCAAGTTTAGTTATATCAAACTTTTCACTGCTCCCTACATCACCTACTCTGCTTGAGGCACCCGAACCTGCTGGTGTGGCCGCCACAAAGTGTGGGTTAGTAGTCAAAAATTCGCTGACAAGCTCTGATATAGTAAGGTGTTCACCTTTGTCATTGTATCTCACTTGTCCTGTCTTAGGATCCACAATTTCAACATCTCCTGCTTCATTCATCTTTACTTGGTCTTTAAGTAATTGACTAACTTGGCCTGGATTTACGGCCTTGTGTTTTGAAGCAGTATCTAGCAAAGTGCCATCGACCTTGATGGTCTTTACTTGATTCATCAAAGAGTTAATTTGTTCATCTTTCTTAGACACTGTGTCTTTTAAAATTTGTTCAAATTCACCCTTGGCTTTCAGTTTGTCTTGTTTCTCCTTTTCAGCCTTTGCGGACAATTCGCTGTAGTATTCTGGATCAATGCCTTCATACTTTTTTTCAAACTTTCTTCGCTCTCTGGCGATTCTGTCTGCTACGACTTTGTCCAAGTCAGCCTGTGTAAAAGTCTTCTCCTCAATGGATGATTCTGTGTTATCCACAGCATCAGTTTGAGCTTGAGTTGGCTCAGTGTTTTTTATTTCCGTTTCACTCATCGTATTCTCCTTTTTTAAAGTTTATAAGTTTAACTGTCCAATTTTTCAATTGTTTGAGTATTTATTAATACCCTCTTCGGCTCCGAGAGCCTGAAGTTTTTTTCTTCTTCTTTTTGGAAGATGAATTTTGTTTAGTGTATGACTTACCTTTTCCCATTGTGTGTTTAGGCATTGTTTGTCTCCTCTGTGTTGCTGTCTAACAGTGCCTGTTTGGCTGATGTTATGTCAGACTGTGTTATTTCCGGATGTTTGTCCAACATCTGTTGGTCAGTTAGACCGTCCATGATCATTTGTTGTATATGTTGTTGTCTATTCTCTGGTGTTGTTGGTGCCATAGGCTGATTTGCTGTTTGCCCGTTGATCACTCTTTCCAACACATCTTCATCAGTGATCAGTGTTTTGGCCAACATAATATCAATCTCTTTCAACAGTTCCGGATTGCTTGGTTGTGATTCTTTGGCTTGTTTTAATAGAGCTATTGTGTTTTCTCTATCGTGTATGTTGAAGTTGTCTGGATAATCCACCACACCGTCCCATACTCGGTTCTGCCATAGAGCCCACATTCTCCATATTTGTTCTTCTGCCAATTCCAATAGGTCTGCTTTCTGTGATAGTCTGGCATTCAACAATTGAAATTCTGTTTGCAGTGCCACTCCTGACATTGTTCTTGTTGTGCTTGATCTTACCCCACCCATATTGGCCATTCTGTTTATGCTGTCCACTTTCTCGTGTATGCTGGATATTATCTGTGTAATACCCGAACCGTTGGGTTCTAACAAGAATGGTTTTAGGTTGGGGTCCAAGTCATCCGGCAAGTCTATGATAGCACCTGCTCCTGCCCCTGCTGAGGTTGTGCTAGTTTTAACAAGACTTGGGTGATTGGAAATTCTGATGAGTTGTTCTAACTCACTCAATTCGTTGTATATGCCTCTTTGAACATCTGCTATGTCTGATATGTCTGAAATACCTAGGCCTCTGCTGGTGCTTCTGCCAGCATACACTGGAATACAAGGCACAACACCCAAAGGGTTTGCAAACACTTCCACTATTTCAGCAGGTTTTTCTGCTTGTGTTTTTTGATACACTGTGGTTTCAGTTTTTGTTATTGTTCTATAATATACACCTGAATCATCAGCACCGTCTAGCATTGTGATAGCAGTCAATTCATATACACCGTTTGATTTTCTTTCATATGACCAATCAATCACATTTTCTGGTGTGATCATTGACACATATGGTCTAATTTCTTGTTGTAATTCTTCAGCTCTTGTGCCTACCTGTGTGGCAGGTTTGTCTATTAATACCCAAACATGACCATAGATCGAACTGTAAGTGCTACAGTCTCTCATGAAAGCATTGAATGTTCTACCATCTAGATCACAGTCAGCCAAAAAGCTGTCCAAACTTGGATCTGTGACCACTTGTGAGCCATAGTCTCTTTTGGGTGGTGTTCTAAATAAAAATGAGTTGTAAGTTTCAACCACTGACTTGCAGTGATTGTCTAAAGGTGTGTTTCTTAGTCTGCCATCGTAGTCTTCATTGCTTTCCATAACATACTTGACCAGGTATCTGCCCTGTCTGTAGTTGTTTCCGCCGTTATATGAGTCTGAAAAATACTGCCATCTGGCTATGTTTCTTTTCCATTCTGGATGGACTTTCACACCGTAATATTCTATTCGATAATCTACATCGAAAGCATCGTTGAGTATTGCCATTAGTTAATCCTTAAGTTGTCCATACTGACCAAGTTTGTTGCTTGTTGTTATTTATACTTGTTCTTCTAACAGGATACAGGTATTCAATTAAATATCCCACTGCATCTGCCATGTGCTCCAAGCCGTCTTGAGCTGGTTGGCTGGTGCCTTCTTTGTAAATCTGTCTTGATAAACTCTTGATCACATTCTTGCAGTTGGGAGTTATTCGCAATCTCACTTGATTGTTGGCACTCTTCAACACACTGTTGACTGCATTGATTCTGTCTCTGATGGCAGGGTTTTGTGGTCTTGTTTTGGTTTCAAAGCCGGCATTCTGTAAAATACTTAAATCTGTTCTGCCTCCGGCTGATGTTTTTCTCTGTCTTGCGGCTGAGTCTGGATACACTATGATGTGTTTGTTGGGGTATTTCAACTGTATCTCTTTAACCAT